GTTTACTAATGACATCGAAAACATTGTAAAAGATAATTCTGATATGAATTATATTGAAGCAATTTGTTTTTATTGTGAACAAAATACGATTGAACTTGAGTCGATTGTAAAACTTATTTCCAAACCACTGAAAGAAAAACTCAAGTGTAATGCAACTAATTTAAATTATTTGAAGAGAACTTCCAAAGCAAAATTTTTCGTCTGAGTGAAAATTTGGAATGGCACCATTTGAAACTTATAAACAGTATCTTGCATTCAAACAGCATTTTACAAGGAAAAATTATGATTATTTTAGATATGGTGGTAAGTCTAAAGCAAGTTTAAATTCTTTTTACAAAAGAAAAGACAGATACTTCTTTGAAAAAATGTCGAGGAAGTATAATGAGGATGAGATAAAGTCATTTTTCATTGCTAACTTTGTAGCGTGTGATAATCCAAATTCTTTATGGATTGGTGAGATTATTCGATCTGGTGAAAGTGTTTATTCTTCTTGGCAAGGAAGACAGCAGAGTTTGTTCTATCAGTTCAAGCAACATACAGAAGATTTGTTGTCTGAATACAACCTAAAAGAACTATTCGATACTTCAAGGCAACATCCACCAGTTTTAAAAAATTTTCTGAGTGGGAATATTAGCATCGAAACCATTACAATATATGACAAAATATTCCTGTTTGGTAACAATCTTGATAAGAAATTGACTGATCCTATTTGGGAAGCGATTAGTTTAAAACTAAAAAAGTATGCACCGTTTCTAAATATTGATACCGTCAAATATAAACAATATTTGCGAGAACGACTATCAGAGAAGACGCATGGGTAAATTTTTTCAGTCTGAGATTATCCGTGAAGAGATGGAAAGTATCTTTAAAATTCAAAAAGAATTATATGAAGTTATTATTCAGTTTAATTCGTTTAGTGATAAAGAAAAGAATAAACACATTGAAAAACTAAAGACACTTCTAGATAAGCAAGAAATTATGTGGACAAGACTTTCATTGTCCGATGATCGGGAAGCATTAGAAATGAAAGAAAAAATCAAGATAACATCAGCAGCAATGGGTTTTAAAGATGTTGATATGTCAATCATCTTTAATAACATGAGAAGAACCTTGGAAGGTTTACAAAAACGCCTTGACACACCCTAAATGGCATGTTATAATATAACAGGTAATCAATCCACCCAATCTAAAAATACAAAAATCTTATGTCTTTCGCAGATCTAAAAAAACAATCTCGTCTTGGCAGTTTGACTTCTAAACTGACAACAGAGATCGAAAAAATGAATAAGAGCACCACCAGTGGTGTTGCTGATGATCGTGTGTGGAAACCTGAAGTAGATAAAGCAGGTAACGGTTATGCAGTAATCCGTTTTCTACCTGCACCACAAGGTGAAGAATTGCCTTGGGGAAAAGTGTGGTCACATGCTTTTCAAGGTCCAGGAGGTTGGTATATTGAGAACAGTCTGACCACGCTTGGTGGTAAAGATCCTGTTTCGGAGTACAATCGTATTCTCTGGAACAGTGGTAGTGAAGTAGATAAAGAACAAGCACGTAAGCAGAAGCGTAAACTATCTTACATTAGCAACATCTATGTTGTAAAGGATCCTGCTAATCCCCAGAACGAAGGTAAAGTTTTTCTATTCAAGTTTGGTAAGAAAATCTTTGATAAGATTACTGCTGCCATGCAACCTGAGTATGAAGATGAACAAACGATTGATCCGTTTGACTTCTGGCAAGGTGCAAATTTCAAGATGAAAATCAAGAACGTTGCTAGTTATCGTAACTACGACAGTTCTGAGTTTGCAAAATCTGAACCACTTCTGGATGATGATGATGCACTTGAAGCAATTTGGAAAAAACAGTATTCTCTTGAAGAGTTTACTCGTCCTGATCAGTTCAAGTCCTACGAAGAACTTGAAAAGCGTATGAATATGGTTCTAAATCCTAACGCTTCTAGTCGTCGTGTTGATCCTGATACGTTCGATGAGGAAGAGCAAGTTGTGATGAAGTCTCGCCAACAAATCAAGGAAGAAGAGCGTGTTGTTAAGTCATCTCCTGCTCCTGTAGCAGCAGATGATGATGACGATACACTGTCTTACTTCCAGCGACTTGCTGAAGAGTGATTTCAAAATCGATTTTTGTTTTCAAAAAAGTCGATTAAAAAATTCTGGGTAAAAATTTCAAAATATGTTTTTGGAGTTATCTTGAGGATAAAATCCTTAAGTTAGCTCCTTTTTTTGTACGTTTATCAATATATTGAGAACTATCGGTATAAGTCATGATTTCACGCATATCATCAATTATGGTTTGGATGTAATTTTGTCTCAAAACGTAAATTGTGCGTTTTTCGTCGTTTTTCAAAACTTCGTAATCATAGTTACTGACTGAAGTTAGTATATTTGCCCCAGAAAGCACTTTATACGTGCCAAAATTAGAATACTTAAATTGGAAGTTTGCATCAACAACTAATCCTGCCTGTAAAAGCAAATTTCCTTCACTATTACGAACTTCTTTGGTTTCATAATGATGAATTTCCTGTAAAAGTTCAGATCCATACTTATTCATCAAATAATTGTTTAGATCTGTTTGTGACATTGGCCATTCTTCTCTAACATTGATAATATTGTTAGAAATTAGGATAATCCAGTCTAATTGTGGACTATTGTATAGTATTTCCGCGACATTATCTGGACGATTATCTCCAACAATGGAGTATTTGTCAAATACTATAGCATTTTGAAAAAAATCATCTCTAATTTTAGCACGTTTGAAAAGATTTTTTACACGGACATAATCGTAACTGGAATTACGATTGTCTGAAAACGATGGTAATAATAGATCTGGAAATAAGTCAAAATATGCCATTTTAGAAACCTATATCGTCGAATGTAATTGTATCTTGTGGTGCAAGTGGAGATCCAGTCGGTTCAAATACATCTTTAACACTAAGATCATCTTGATTAAGGTAATCTTGCTCAAAGATTGGAGTTAGTTCTGTGAATGATAATGTCATATTTGTTCTTACTGGCATTGATACGGCATTTGGATCATCATATGATTGATAAACTCCTTCTGGTGTATAATTTATTTCGCATGAAGTCAAAGCACATATTTTGAATTTATTCAAACCTTTTATACTTTTATTACCACTTCCTCTATATGAAATTCTAAAAACGTTAGGCGATCCTATAAAAATAGAAGTGCTTTTAAATCTTTTTGCTGCCATTCCTTGCTTAAAAAATCTCATTACACGTCTTGCTGCTGTAGCATCATTTAATCCGATTGGAGCAAATTCAAAAGTAAATGAGAATGACCTAAGTTTAGGACCATTGAATAATAATTCAAGGTTTGGATTGATTGTTGTTCCTGTTCCTCTTGCAATGAATTGTGCAGGATCTACATTGATACCAATTTTACCAAGTGCATATTGAGAAATGAATGAAGAAAGTAATAATCCTGATGGAGTTCCACTACCAACCCCACCTTTTTTTAGTTCGTCCATAAGGTCAGAAAATCCACCAAGAAATCCACCAAATACATTTGCTATATTTTTATCAAGTGCGTTCTGAGCAAGTCCTAAAGCACCAAAAAATGCAGCAGCTTCTACTGGATTAGCACGATCTTCACCCCAACTCACACCATTCGATATCGCTAATTGGTTTGGGATTGGTAATTTGACCATTCCAACAAATGACCTAAGATTTGAATTTCTAGTCAATCCTTGAGTAATGATCTGAGCAAAATTTCCTGTGTTTAGGTTTTGTCCTGTTCTAAATAGGGATTCTTGTGGTGGTCTATATGTAAATTGCTCTATAACAACGTGATCTTGTGTATTGGAAAAAGATCCATCGTTGGGATATGATAGGATTAGTGGACCTTCTTCGTTTGGGGCAAGTAAGGATTTTATTGTTTCATCAGCACTTGCTTCGATTTCTTTTACAATTTCTTCAGAAAGTCTTAAACCTTCATTTGGGGTAAGAATTGGTGGAGGAACATCATCTACTAGGTTTGGATCTGTCGTTGGAGCAGTTCCTTGCGGTCCTTTTGCTGGTTTTATTGGATCATAATATTTGTTTGTACCTGCTACTGCAGCAGCTTTAGACATTTCTGGCAATAGATTTGGTTTTGTTTTTTGAACAACTTGCTTTAGTCTTGAAACAGATGCTTGAAAATCCTCATTAAATTTTACACTTTTAGATAAATTATTGTATTCTTGAGTATTTGTTATTACTTGTACATTATTTGTAAGATTTTGAACTGTGTCTGGTTTCAAAAAAGTATTATTTGCAATATCTGTGCTATAGCGAACTCGGTATGTTTTGCCATTAAAAGTGGTATCGAAATAGTTTAACGCTCCTCCACCTACAGGTTTTGGCATATTTTTGAGTGCCATCAGATTATACCTCTAGGATTAACTGGAACTTCTGCACCACGGAAACTTCTAACAAACTCTTCTGCAGTTAATAGTGATGCAGCTTGCCATTCTTCCATTGCTATATCTATGAAGTTACTTTCTACTTCTAATTTCAAGTATTTATGGAACCCAGTGCTGCCAAATAAAAATTCTTCCCAGTTTTGAACACCACTTGATTGTGCTTCTTGAAGCATATTTACCACATCCATTCGTTGACTTTTTGGATAATAGTGTAAGTTCATGCCATAGAATACTTCGTTCAAATCAAGAACAATGAAGCACAATGGATTTTTGTCATAAAATCGTTTTTCTGCAGTCACTGCACGATAACGAAATATCATTAAATGTCCTACTTGAGGAATACTTGTAACTGTTGATTTTGGAAATTGTGACTTATACTCCAAGATCGTGCTCCGTTAATATTTTGAATTCCCATTTTCGATCATCGCAATATTCTTTTGCTGCTTCCCATTTTGCCATGTTTTTAGCATATTCATAAACTTCAGAAAGATATTTGTTAGATTTTAATTTCTGTGGTTTTGGACCTGCAACTTGTTTTGCTGGTTTTATTTCAATCAAACTTTCTATAATTTTTCCAGAAGTATTTTTATATTTGATATAAAAATCTGGAAAGTATTTGTGTAAACGATCATCAATTGGAGACTTATAGGGAATCCAAAGTTCTTCTGATGCCCATTTCAAAATGTCTTGATTTGTATCACAATATCGCATAAATTTTAATTCCCACAAAGATCTATAAATGATATTTGTGGGATCACCTTTATACTTACTAGAATTAGAAGGTCGAAATTTTCCCTTATAACTCATACATAGTATATAAACGTCTTCTATTTAGATGAGCGATTTAGAAAAATCAAAAAATAGAATTTATATTCCAACATATGAACTGTACAATACCAGAACAAGTAAAACTGGATCTGGTATTGTACCTGCTTTTAATAACATATATGATGTATGGATAGATTTTAATAGTGCTATAAAACAGGATAGTGGTAATAGTTTAATTGGATTTATCAATCAACATGGTTTTTATGAAAATAGTTTATCAGAAAATCCAGGAAATTATCTAGCACTGTTTTGTTCAGAAGCAGTTCTACCAGGATCACAAATTCAAACATCACAAGTTGATGGACTAAGGCAAGGTGTATCTTCAAACTATGCAGTTTATAGAAGATATCCAGATATTACATTAACATATTATTCTCAGAAAGATTATTTTACAAATGAAGTATTCAATGCTTGGATGGAATACATTTCGCCAACAGTTTTATCGTCTGGTGGGCATGGCAGAAGTACAGATGAAAGAAAAAACGATAGAGCATCTTATAGGAAATTAAAATACCCATTAAGTTATAAATGTGACATACAGATCACAACATTTAGTGGAGATATTCTTCCAGAACAGTACAAATCTAAAGACTATACTACTATTAAAAATAGCAAAGCTTCTACAATATCTAATAGTATTACATACCATCTAATGGATGCTTTTCCAGTTAACATTGTTGCTGCACCATTAGCATATGGTGATGCAGAGTTGATCAAAACGGCAGTCACCTTCAAGTATGATTACTATTACACTGATAGAACTTCCAGATCTTTTGATCGAGATGTAGTTGTGAGATCAGATTCTGGAAAGAACGTCAGAAATCCATTCTAAATAAAGACAATGATGTGAATTCTTATGCCATTACCTAAGGTTGTTACTCCTACATTTGAACTAGATCTTATTTCGACTGGTAAATCTATCAAATATCGACCATTTCTTGTAAAGGAAGAGAAAGTTCTTCTGATTGCACTTGAGAGTGGTAATGAAAAGGATATTTTGAACGCTGTAAAAGATGTTTTAAAATCCTGTGTTCTTACTCGTGGTATCAAAGTTGATGATCTTCCTAGTTTTGAACTTGAATACCTTTTCTTGAATATTCGCAGCAAGTCTGTAGGTGAAAGTGTAGAACTTCTAGTTACTTGTACTGATGATGGAGAAACTCAAGTTCCATTAACAGTCAAAATCAACGAAGTAAAACTCGTTGTTCCTGAAGGACACGCTGATATTATCGATCTTGGTGACGGACTGAGCATGAAGATGAAATATCCTTCCATGCAGCAATTTGTTGAAAATAATTTTTCTGTTACTAAGTCTGGAACAAATCTGGATAAGATTGATAGAGCATTCAAATCTGTGATCTCATGCATTGAACAGTTATATAATGAAGATGAAGCATGGTCACATTCTGATTATACCGAAAAAGAATGGGTTGAGTTCCTTGAAGGACTAAACAGTTTTCAATTTCAAATGATTGAGAAGTTTTTTGAAAGTATGCCAAAGTTATCATATTCGACAAAAGTAACCAATCCCAATACCAATGTTGATACTGATGTCCTAATTGAGGGTTTGACAAATTTTTTCGCATAATGTTATATCATACAGATATGACTTCATATTACGAAGATAACTTTGCGTTGATGCATTATCATAGATGGAGTTTATCTGAACTTGACGATTTGATCCCTTGGGAAAAGGAAACTTATATCAAATATCTAGAGAATTATTTGGAGAAGAAAAAGTTAGAGGCAGCACAAGTAGCAAACGCTAATGGCTAATTTAGAACCACATCAATATTTTGGAATTAGAGTTCCTTCAGCTGGAACTTATAGGCATCCTGGTGAAATGAATCCATCAGACTATGCTAAAAAAATGATCAATCGTTATGGTGATCCTTTAGCAGATGTTGCTGCAGGAAAACCTGTGGAAGGAATAAAACCGCTCCTTCCACAGAGAATGAGTAAGGAATATGATAAACTTTTGATGAGTGCAGAAGAAAAGGCATCAGCACTTACTCCACAATCAATACGTACATTAGGAAAACTTGTATTAGAATTTGAACAAGTCAACAATAATCTTGGTTCAATTCAATCACAGATTAAAGAAGATATTAGTAACAAGAAGAAATATTTTGATGAAGAAAAGAAGTTATACAAGAAAGAAGAAGATAATCTAACCAATTTACGTGGATCGTTTTTTGATCTAAGATCTAAGTTTGCTGGGTTATCTGCAGTTCTAAGTGGTAAAGCATTATTAGAAGGTCGATTTGGTGATGCTGCTGCTAATGCTGGGGCTGCAGTTACTGCAATGCTTCCAGAGATCGTCAATATCGTTTCTGGATTAGTTCTAGCAAGAATGGCACTTGGTGGTAGGGGAAACGCCGCAGCAGGTGCTACAGTCGCTCGTAGACCTGGTATGGGTGGACTAGGGATGCTAGGACTTGCTGCTGCAGTACCATTGACAATGGGTGCTGCTGATGTAAGAAGACAGGAACTTATAAAAAGGCAGACTGGATCTGCAGGAATTAATCCAGAGGATGTTGATAGATTTCAAGCAACCGTAACTCGTTTTAATGAAATCCTAACACAAAGAGGTGGTGGAAAAGCACAAGAACAACCAAAGGTTGCTGTAGAAGAGGATCCTCGTGGTAAAGATGATAAAAAACCACCACCACCATTAAAAGCTCCATCTGGAGATGTGTTTGCTGGTGATATTCTTGCAGATACTCCAGAAGAAAAAGCATTGATTGCAACTGTTAGAGAAACAGAAGGAACCGCAGGTAAAGATGGATATAGTACGTTTTTCGGTGGTTCTTTATATGGTGGTGATTTACGGAAAAAAACCGTCGCTGAAGTTGCTGAGTTGCAAAAAAAATTCTTTAGAGAAGGTAGAGGTAGATTTTATGATGCTGGAACGAAAACATATAGACAATCTGGTGTTGTTGGTGCTGGACAATTTAAATATCCAGAACAGATTGCTAGATCTATGGGAATGGATCCAGCAAAAACACTATTTGATGAAGCGTTTCAAAATAGTGCAATACTTTATTCTGCAAGAAAAAAAAGAGGTGTAGATCCAAGCAAACCATTAACACTTCAGGATATTCAGGCATTAAATCCAGAATGGTCTGGTCTTGGTCCTTACTATGGACAAACAACAAGAACTATAGAACAATCTTTAAAATTATATCAACAAAATTTAAGAGAAGCACAGGAAACAAAAACAACTCCAAAACCAAAAAAATCTGCTCAAGACAGTGGGATGTATGGAAGATATGCAGAACAAAGTTCAACATACACCAGACCTGCAAGTTCTGATATTTCTTTAATTACAATTCCTGGACAACAAAAGGTTGCTAAACCACAAGGACCAAAATCTGCTCCAGCATCAAGTGAAATTGCATTCAACACTACTTTTGAAAGTGTTGATAGATTTACTTCTAATCTCATT